GTTTCTGCCGTTGTTCATCTCGCTTTTTCTGCTCGGCATCAATCCGCTTCTGCTCTTCCTCGGCCTGCTTGCGTTGGGCGGCCGCACCGCTAGCAATGTCTTCCTGCTGAGCTTGGACTTGATCCAGTTGTTGCAGCCGCTGCATGCCAGCCCGCTCGGCATCCTTGTCGCCGGCAGCCCTGGCCTTTTCAACGTCCTGCTTGACCCTGGCAATTTCCTTTTCGACGGCCTCGACGTTCTGTGCCGCCTTGTACCGCGCGGAGTCGCCGCCGAATTCCTGTTCAATCTTCAACTGCTCGAGCAACGAATCAGCAATCTTGGTGTTTGCTTCAATGGCCTTTTGGGCAGCCTCTTGCTCTGCCTTGGCTTTCTTCTCTGCCTCTTCGGAAACAGCAGCAACAGCTTCACGCTGCTTGTCGTACGACTCCGTAGCCTGCTGCACGCCACGGTCAATTCCAAGCCAATCCTCCGCGAACTGCAGCACACGGTCGATGAACCCGCCGACCTGAGACACGACATTCTTTATGCCTTGCCACAAACCCTGGAACGCACCGGCTATGGCGCTGGTCACGCTTGAGATTGTTCCGCCAATGCCTGTGAAGTCCAGCCAGCCAGCCACCAGATCGGCCACATATCCGACAGTCTGATCTACGGCTGCACCGACAATCGTGCCAAGTCGTTCCACGATTGCAAAAAACGTCTCGAGTGCGTTGCCAGCAAACGTGCCTGCCTCGTAGATGACTTCGCCAACGGCGGTGAACCCGTCGCCAATGGCATCAAGGAACGGCGTGATTCGCTTCAGGATCGGTTCCAGCAGGTTCGTGAACCCGCCGATGGCGTCAGCAATTGCACTGGCCACGCCATCGGCCAGGCCGGCAAACGGAACCAACAGGTTCTGGCTTAGTCCCTGCAGGGCAGTGCGAATGTCGTCAAAAGAATCATCGACGCCAGCCAGCCGCTCTACATCCACATCGCTGATGGTGGCACTGAACCGCTCAAGGGCGGCCTGCGAGTCTGCGAGTGATGCAAACGCAGGCAGCAGCTCCAAGCCCTTTTTGCCAAGGACTTCCGTTGCCAGGGCGGCACGCTCTGCTGGGTCTTGGATCTCTGCCAACGCATCGGCCGTACGCTGAGCCAACTCCGTTGGGTCCGTGTTCCTCAACTCCTCTTGGCTAATACCAAGCCGCTGAAACGCCTTAGATACGTCGTTGCTTCCCTCTCTGGCTTTGGCGATGTTGACTTCAAATTTCTGAAGTGCGGATGCGATTTCATCAATTGACAGTCCAGTTCGCTTGGCTGCCTCATCCAGCACCTGCACGAAATCGAACGAAGCCCCAAGCCTTGAGGCAGTATTAGATAATGCCTCGGCCTTAGCGGACAGATTCGATAAACCGCTGGCAATTGATGCGGCGGCAGCGCCAAAGGCGGCAATCCCTGCAACTGCGACCGTAAACGGATTGACCAGTGCGGACACTGACGCAGCCACAGATGTGACGCCAGACTGGAGCCCACCGGCAAACACCCTGCCAAGCCCTTCGGCCGCACTCGAAAGGCCAGACATGCGTCCGGCGATGTTGCCAATCGGGCCAGGGATCGCGGACAAAATCCCGCTCAGTTCGTTGAATTGAAGCACGCCGCCTTTGCCAGCCTTATCTGCTTCTTTGTCGTATCCCTTGGCAGCTTCCTCGGCTTTCTTGAAATCGGCCGACACCTTCGTCAACGCACGGTCATAGGTTTCCTGCGTAATCGTGCCGGCCTCAAGGTGCTGCCGCAGTTCATTGACCTGGGCGTCATACCGCTCGAGCGGCGTGCGGGTTTGCTCAAGGATCTGCCGGCCACGATCGCGGAACTGGTTGACCTTTTCCTCCGCTTTTGCGGCACGTTCGTTCTCGCCGGTCACGTCTGCCAGTGCACGCTCATAGGTAGCGCTGTCGATGGCACCTGCCTTCAGCTGCTCGTTCAGCCGATCCACCGCGAGTGCGGTTTGCTCCTCGGCCGTGCGGTACTTCTCAATCGTCCTGGCACCATCCTCAAAGATGCGTGCCGTCTGCTGTGCCGCCGATTGGATCGCCGTAAATGATTCTGCGTACTGCTTGGCGCTGATCTCGCCGGCCTGCAGGGCAGCCGCCAACTGGTCGAACTGGCTTTTGACGTTCGCCTGGGCGTTGGCCGCACCTTCTGTCGTGGCACGGAACCTGTCAAAGATACTGGCCGTGGATTCAGCCTTGCTGCCCAAGTCGGCAAGCGCCTTATCAACCGGCGACAACGACGAGCCGAGCCCACTGGCATCGGCCGTCACCTTCATCGCCAAGCCAAGTACGGTTGCCATCACATCACCCCAAGCCGTCTGTTGAGTTCATCTATCGCGTCACGCATCTGGTCAGGGTGCTGCGGTGGAGACTCAATCGGTATGAAGTCTTCCGGCCGTGGCGATTGTCCTTTGCGAGAGTACGGAGCCAGCATCGCTGAAACGATCAGGCCTGTTTCACGCCATGAATCCGGTATTGCCTCAAAGTGCCTGGTGTACGCGACCCACTCGCTCAGTTCCTTGCTGTCCATGCGCCGCTCAAGTTCGCCCACCGTCATGCCGAGATGGCCGGCCAGACGGAATAGGAACCGCCTCGAGGGGCGCAGGTTCAGTTTTTTGCCAACTCCTCCACATCATCCGCCATCAAATGGTTGTGCTTCATCGTCCGTTCCCACAGTCGTGCCATCACTCGGGCAGACTTCTTTGACAAAGCCGAAACCTCATCGGGCGTGAACAGCAGCTGCCCGTCCTTGGAGCACAGCACTCGCTGCAGGAACTTCGTGCGAAAGTTCTCCACGCCGGTTTCCTTCTTGCCAATCCATTCGCGTTCGTAGGCGTCACGCTCTCCAACGCTCATGACGCGGCAATACACGGACCCGCCCCACTCTGGCACCTCAATTTCAAGCAGGTCGAGATCGTCGGCGGAAAGGATTTGGTCTTTCGTCAGGGCGGCCATTTAGTAGTTCCTTAACGGGTAGTAAATGCGAAAAACGAACGCGTGCCGAAGCACGTCGTTTCTCGTTGCTTCAATGGTAATGCGCTCGCAAATGCAAGCGCCTTTGAACTTAATGACGCCAGCGTGCGCTATCGTGAGCAGACCGTAGTAGCCGTAGTACGCTGCCGGAATTGGATTGGCGAGCGCACGCACAGTGACGGTGCCGCAGTCGCCAACATTGCGGCCGTAGGCCACAGTGGCGTCAACGGCGTACTCCGTCACCTCAGACAGCGTGAAAGAGCCCCACGTTATCGTGGCGTTTTGCGCTGGCGTCGGCATGACGGCTCCCCGTCAGGCTCACGACCTGGCAATGCGGAACGTGGCGGAACCCTTGACGGCGTCGTTGACCGCGAATGTCAGCGTGCTGGAACTGACGGTGGCGGCACGGCTCAGCAGCGTCACGCTGTTGTGCGATACAACAAGCGTCCCGGTGGAACCGTCCGCAATCAAGGACTTTCCGAGATAGTCAACCTGCACGGTCTGGCCGGTGCTGGTGGTCGATCCGCCGAGCGGTCGGTCTTGCGTCAGCACGGAAGCGCCGGTGGTCAGCCCAAGATGCGATACGTCGATCGTGTTTTCGACGTTCGGGTCCGTGTTCGTGATGACGATGTTGGTGACCGTGTACCCGGTCCCAGCAAACGTGAATGTGGTTCCGACACCATCATGCGGCGTAACGGCCATTTATCAAATCTCCTGCCAGAGTGCGTTGTAGACCTGAACTACCGTGTAAATTGGCGGAACCTCGCTGCCGGCCAGTTGCACGAAACCGTCGTACTCCTGTTCCAGCGACACGTGCTTCACCTCTACAGTGTCCACGGTGCCACCCCAGCCATCCAGAACCTGCCGTGCCTTGTCAGCCAGTTCCCTTACGGCGTTGTACGTTTCCGCGTACAGTTGAAATTCAACGCTCACGGTTGGCGACCCAACGGGGCCGGCAAGCGAATGCTGCCGCACGATGCCTGACCGCCTCCACGTCACGAATGGCAACGCCGCGTCTGATGGGGCGAGCAGCGGGTAGACGCGGCTTCCGACTATTGCGGTGACTGCGGCATTGGCCACCAGTTGGCTCCGCAATGCGGCTTCAGGCGACTTGAGGGACATGCCTAGTTTCCTCCGCTCACGGTCTTGGTCATAAACATGGCAACCGCCTGAAGCGCATCGTCAATCGACACACTGAGTTCGTCGCTCAGGATCTGTGCCACCTCACCCTGCGAGTTTCGCCAGGCGGCCTCAATGGGCGGATTGCCGGACTTGCCGCCACGCGGCATCGCGTTCAGCACGATTGGATTGCGGGACTTTTTGAAAAACGCCTTTTGGTAGGCAGGGTCTGTCTCGACGCGGTGCCCTCTCTTGCCACGCGGCGGGCGTGGCGTCGGAAGCATCTTGAACGGGCCGAGCCAGTTGAAAGAGGATGCAATGTAGGCGTTTTGCCCACTGACCCAGTGCACTAGCCCCTTCTTGCTTTTCCGCTGATAAGGCTTGTCTGAGAACTTATCAATGAGGCGTTGCTTCGTGCCAAACTCCACGAAGCCTTGGTGGAAGGCTCTGTCTGTGCCTGCGTCCACTGAGCCACCAGCCGCAGACCGCGAAGCGCCCTTTCCGGATCGGTTGAATCCGACTAGGCCGACAGCCGCACCGTCCTTTGTGTAGGTCTTTACCTTCGTGTTCACGGCCCGCGCGAGGTTGCCGGTTGGCCCCTGCGGAGTCACGGCACGCAGCGCCGCCTCGGCTGGCTTAATGGCCTTGCGCAACGCACTGGCCAGCAGCTTGCTGGCAACCACGTTTGGGAACTGCTTAAGCTTTTCCCGCAACTCAGTGAGGTTGTCGATTTTCGCGGTGACGATAATGCCAGCCATTCAGGTGGTTTCCTGGCAGATGGCTTCGTGCTCACTGCGGTTGTTGTGCTCGAGCAGGCTCACGATGTCCAGCGTGCGGGAACGCCACGACAGCCGCATATTTTGAGTTAGACCCGGCAGGTAACGCATCCGAACTTTGTGCGTCACGGACGTTTCTTGTTGGCCAGCAGCAAGCGCCTCACGCGCCGAAGCACCCTCAACGCTTGCCCACACCGCAGTGCTGTTGCTCCACGAAAGCACGGTTTCGCCAAGGGCATTTGTGCTGCCGCTGGCAATCTGCACCGTAACGCGCTCGCGGAGCTTGCTGGCGTCAATCATCGATAGGAGCCCCAGCGCTGCGAGTCAAGCAACGACTTCACGCCAAACTCCACTTCCTTGCTGATACTGCCCATGACAACGCCGCTACGGGCACCGTCGTACCAATGGCCAACCAGCATCAGGATCGCGTGGCGAATCGTGGCGGGAACGCTTGCCCCTGTGGCCCCATAGCCCGCCCACCACGTCACGCTGATGGCGTTGTCATCCATCAAGTGCGGCGGCCACGTCTGGCCGTAGAGAGTCTTCACGGTGCCAGGCGTGCCGGCCCGGTCCACGCGGTAGCTGGC